TTACGATTTATCCATTCCCAGGGGATTAGGGTGAATTCCACTTACATGCCAGAACGCATGCTCTCTATTCAACTGATTTCCCTTTGGTATCAGGAAGCCATACGTCCCAGATTTAAAAGTGGCATGAGCGCAGATTAGACTTTCTCCTTCAAAGCTATACTCAGTCCCTTCAGGGATTAGAGAGTCAGTCTTGATCAGGTGAACAGTTCCGTTGATAGGGATCATGTAATGGTGCATTTTAGGCTCCTCGTGTTGTGAAGAGCCTAATTATATCAGGTTTGAATCTACGTCATTGAAGTAGCAGGATTTGTTACACCATGTTCTGAAACTCGGACATTAAGCTGCGATCTCTTTCTGCTGACAAAGCTCCGGTAAATTAGCCCTCACCAGTGCCTCGGCGAATGGCGGCGGAACTGCGTTGCCACAACGCGCAACCTGCTTGTCCTTCGCGTACTTCTGCCCCCGATAGTCCTGATCGATGATGTACCACTCCGGGAAGCCCTGCCAGTTTGGCATTGTTCAACCCTGGGTTGTTGCGCAGGGCTGCCAGCACCTGCTCACGGATTGTTATGTTCATGTCACACCATCCCGTTCGACTTGTTGCGGTTGTACTTGGCCAGCAGCAGCTGGATCGGCGTCGGCCCTTGCTCGGCAGCTGGTGCGGCAATAGCCCGGCGTACCGGCGGCACTGGCTTACCCTCGGTGACGCGCCTTTCCCACATGTCCAGCAGATCGCCTGCCTCGCGTGCCAGTTCACCATGCGTTAACTGGCGCTCGGTGCTGCGGTGGCGCAATTCTACGCAAATGTGGTACATGACCGGCTGCGACCATGGAAATTGCTCGCTGGAGATGAATTCGAACGAGCGGTTACGCCAGTCCCAGTATTCGGCGATCACCTGGTCAACGTTGACGCCCAGCGCGCCGCCGCTCTGCTTGCACCAGGCTACGAACTGGCCCGGCGACGGCAGGAATGGGCGCTCCTGGCGGCGGGCAATGCGCATGCCGGCATCGACCTGAGCCATGGTGTGGATCCCGTTCTCCTGAAACGCCAGCAGCCACTGACGGCGGAATTCGTTCAGGTCTTCCTGGGTGCGAAAGTTCGCCATGCTGGCCGGGAACGCGGCGCGCAGCTCGTTGAACAGCTTGTTGAATACCTGCGCCACCTGCTCGACCAGCGCGCACTCCTGGTACTGCTCTGGCAGGTTATGGGCCATGCGGCTCATCTGCTCGCGGTCGTGGTTACGCATCTGCTCTGCAAGAGATTTCATCGGATCACCCCATAGGCCCAGTCAGTGTTGTTGAAGTCCAGATCTGGCTTGACAGCGCGCTGCTCACCTCCGGCGTTACGCTGCATTGTCAGCTTGTCCCACTGCTTACGCAGGCTTTCGGGACTCAGGATGTTGGTCTGCCAGAAGTGGTGTTTGCTAGCCCAGTCATACAGCGCGCAGATGTCCTGGTGCGACCGGTCGTCTATCTGGCGCATCAGGCGAACAGTGTTAGACCAGGAGGTCATGTCCGGGGCTTTGCAGGTTGGGTTAATCAGCTTCACCCTGGAGGAAATCCACTTAGCTGTCTCGAGGTCTTCAGCAGAGCCCCACTTCGCACCGGATGGTGTGTAGACCGCAGCTTCAGGATGAGTTGATAAAAATTTCTTCAGACGTGCGTCAGAGGATTCGTCAGAATTCTCGGACGAAGATCTTTTAATACTGTTCTTGTTCTTGTATTGGGTGTCTACCGTTTTCGGGAAGGTTATTCCTGATTTCGGGAAGGATTTTCCCGTTTTCGGGAATTTTCTTCCCGTTTCCGGTTTGTCTAAAATCCATGCTGAAAGGTCAGTGTTTACACCGACGATTTTCATCATGCCCTGCTTCTGTGAAAAGATGATTTTGCGTTCTGCGAGAGACTTAAGCGCGTCCGATACATGCGTATCGCTCAGGCCCGTAAGCTCGGCAATAACCGTATTTGTCACGCGGTCCTGTTTCTTGTTCCAGCCGTAGGTAAGCCAGATCACCGCCTCAAAACATTGCCATTCCCGGCCTGACAGTCTCAGGCGAGGCTTAAGCTGTTGGATCTCGTTAGCGACCTTGGTATACCCGTTCGACAGGTCGGCCATACGACCTCCCGGTTGTTCGGTTTTATTTGGGAAATTGATTATTTCAGCGGTATTTGACATACTGTTCTCCGCAATTACGCTCAGTTTTTGCACCTGAAAGCCGTTGGTGTTCGAGCACCGCGGCTTTCGCCATATTTGAACCCGTCATACAACCCCCAGCATCATCTGCACCATCTCCATCAATGGACCGGTTAAGCTAGGGTCAACGCGGTACATCTCCACGATCCCCTCGCTCAACTCTTTCAGCTTCTGATGACGTGGAGCATTCATCGCGACGGCAATCTTCGCTTCGCTGGTTTCTTTCTCCAGCCGAGCCAGACGGGCCATAACGTTGTCTTCTGGTAGCAGGCGATTGCGGAACTCGAGCGGCAGAACAGCAAGAATTGCCGGCGTCAACTGACGAACGTTCTCGCGGTACCGCTCGCTATTGAAATGGTTATCGAGAAAGCGGAAAAGCTTCTGACGCTGTCGGCTGAGATCGCTAGGGAAAGTAATCTCGTCACCACCCTTCGCCCGGTACTCTTCGACGATCAGAGCAGAAACGACATCCTGACCATCTACACCCGCCCACGCACGAACGGCATCGCGGATCTGGTCATGTTTATCTACCGAGACAGGTTGATTGCGATTTATCATCGCAGCCGGTTGATATCCGCTATTTTGATGAAGTGACAGTGACTGCATGGTTATGCCCCCGCTTCCTGAGCTGGTAACCCATCCGTAGGGTTGAGGTACAAATCAGGGCGTAACTCATGTGGAGTTACACCTGTAGCATTGAAAATAGGAATGACACGGTTAGCCGGTACGAATCCATTGTCACGGTGACGCCAGTGACTGACCGTCATTGGGGATACATTGAGCTTTTCTGCTAAACGGGTTGCACCCCCTACGATGCATATTGCTTTATCAAGTGCTTTCATATTTGGCTCCAAGTAATAACGAACCAAATTAAACATTATGTTTATATTAAAGTCAACATTATGAATGTTGAGGCGATAAACTTTTAGTTTAGAATCTTGATATATGAGAAAAAACACACACCAAACAGATAACCCGCAGGTTCGGCGGTTAAATGAAATCATCGAGAAGAAGCGCATATCCAAAGCGGATATAGCGAGAATCTGTGGTGTGAGCGCACAATCAGTCAACAACTGGTTTGTCAGAGGAGCGATAGGAAAAAGCTCAGCAATAAAACTTGCCGATGCGCTAGGCGTAAGTCTTGAGTGGGTTCTAGGTCAGGACGTGGATGCTAAGGACGGTTTGAGACACGACGAACGGAGACTGTTGGAACTCTATAATCAACTCCCAAACGAAGAAGAACAACAGAACATGTTGCGGATCGTATCTCTACGGTTGAAAGAACTCGATGAACTGTACGCCAAGTACATGGGACGGCGGATTAAGGGGGATGGTGAGTAGCACGGTAGTTAAAAGCTACTTACCCCTCAGATGTTTCTGTACCAATGGGATACATCTTAACGATATGCAAAATTCACTTACCAGTTAATTATCATTATATTGAGAGCTGAGATGGGCGAACAGGTTGAAGAAGAAAAAAGTCAGGAAAGTGTCAATACAACAGCATTGACGCTATCAATATCAAGACAAGAATTTGGAGATTATTTTCAACGCCTCGAAGAAAAACATGGCGAGATGGCCTGTCCGCTTTGTAAGCATACGCTTTGGGGAGTTCCTCCACGAGAAGATAGTCAAGACTATCCTGCAATAATTACCCTTCCTCTACCTCATTCAGCTGGCCGAGGTATATGGGCATTCCCTGTTATATGTGTAGAATGTGGTTTCATTGCCACATTTGCTGCTAACCGAGTATCACTAAAGGTTCGAGAGGGATAACAGTGGCTGCAGTTTGCTTAGATCATCAATCAAGCTCAATTATTTCGATTGATCGGGTTGAAGTATTTGAGACCTTCCCAAAAATCGAAAATCATGTTGGCGATATTCCTTACACACTTGATGAATCCAAGATATTGTTGCTAAGGAACAGTGTTTCACATCCTGATAGCTGTGTTGGGCTGAAAGCATTTTCTGTCGCGCTAATAGTGATGCTAGGTGTTATAGTGTGGTTAACAGGAGGTAAGGTTATGTACTATATCCCTCTTTACGCAGCACTCATACCAGTAGCTTATTGGTTAGTTAAGATTGGATTTGCGTATTATGTAGTCAAAACACAAAAGTTACATGTTGACTCGAAATCGTTCTCGGGAAAAAATCATGGCTAACGATAACGTTAAAAATGTAGCTAAAAATGGACTACCTTTTCTAATTGTCTCCCTCATATGTGGTTATGCTACAGATGCTATTCCTATCTTCTTTCCTGACGGTGAGTTTCGTGATTGGGCCTACAGATCTGTTCCTTTTCTGTCTTTGATTCTTCTTTTTGTAATCAAAACGTTAAAGGATTTTGGTGGAATGTCATTTACAGGTCTGTTATTTACAATATGCTCAAGCCGAGAAAAGAAAAGGCTAAAGATCATTATGGATGACAATCACGCTAGTGATGCGACCATGCAAGCAGCAAAAAAACGTTATGACGAAATATTACGAAAAGAACTCGAGTTAAGCTCAAGGTTGCTGACCTACATTTCTCAGTGGTCGATCTTTAAGAAAGCACCGACCCCCCCATCATCTGTTGAATAAAGCAATAACCCAGTTACCGAACTGGGTTTTTTATTGCCCTTTTCTCACCATAGCAGCCGCATCCCGCAATACCCACTTGTGAATGACGTTTCCCACTACCCTGCGCTTAGCCTCTAGACTATCCACAATCGCATCGCGGCTGATCACAATCCCGTTAGCTATCAGACTGACAACTGCGCCACCAATCTCCCCCGCAATAAACGCTGCGCGGTCTTCTTCCAGTTCGTCACGATCCATAACTCACCCTCATCGATTTTTTTATAACCACAAAATAGACCACAAAACATACTACTCGTGCCAACGAGCGCAACCAACTAAACTTTTTGTTTATATAAAAACACTCATTATGTTGACACGCAAATAAACATTGTGTTTAATTACTCCATCAACACAACCACCAAAGCAGGACGCCCACGAAGAAGCCGTCCGGGGCATACGAAGACCGGAATGAGGTGGTGAGATTAACGCGCAGTAGGTTTGAAACGTTCCGCCAGCCTGGCGACAAGGGCAAAGCACAGAGTGAGCTTCGCGGTGGTGAATTGCAGAGTTAAAACGCTCAACCGTGAAGATCAGCGCCGCGGCACCACCAGCGAAGTTCACTCAGAAAAACTGGAGAACATCATGGTTCATCAGCACTACGGTACACAGACAGTAAACCGCGGCGCAGTTCAGCCGGGGATGCTCGTCAAACACAAAGACTCAACCTGGACGGCATCAGCTAACGCTCGCGGACGTTTGTATCTGCATCGCGGCGTAGAAATGACTTACACCAAGGATTTGCTGGTTGAAGTTTATCTGAACGGTCTGGGGCATGGACTCAGCCACTAGCGGAGGATGTCATGTTAGACAAGAAATGCGGATATTGCGGCAAGCCGGTTAAAACGGAGGAAGTAATCAAGAGCACCCTTCTCTATCGCAACGGCTCACAGCTGGCGCGCAAAGAAAAAGAGTATTGCTCCAAACGTTGCGCTTCGCACGACCAGATGGCTCACGAAGGCTAACGTAAAACCCGCGCAAGGCGGGATTCACGTCCGGTGCCACCGACCAAAGTTACACCGGAATTTATACCAAACCAAAAAACATCCAATGGGCGCTATCTCTGGCCCGGGGATTCTAACACTCAAAAAAGAGGATCTCACATGGAATTTTTCCATCTGATAAAAGCCAGTCAGAAGTCTGGCAAGAAAGATGCAGTGATTTGGTTCACTGCGAAAAGTGTAGCGCGCGCCAATCTCCAACTCGATGTGGCACTGGAAGAAGCCGGAATTGAAGAAACTGGCCGCGGTAAAGATTATGCCAAACCAATCCGCACCGATTTCCCGGTATATGACGACCTGCCGGAAGAAGGCGCAGTGGATTACACCTGGTGCGAACGCTACGAACTGCAGAACGATGACCGCACCTGGCTGCCAAAAGTCACAGCTGAAAACTCTGACGAGAAAACGGCTCAGACCGTTGATAGTCACATAACTACTGAGTCAACGCTGCCAGAAACCGCTGGCATCACGCTGGACGAACACGACGACGACTCAACCCTCTACCCGGTAGTGCAGATGCCGTTTCGTAAGCAACTGCTTTCCCAGTTCACCGCCGACGAACTGCGCCACCACGTAACCCGCGAAGAGTACGAAGCTATCGGCGCGCTGGAGATGGACACTGATAACAGTTACGTCCAGAACTTGCTGTTAGCTGCTGAGAACTGCCCGGAAGTGAAGGGTTACGACACCAAAGACCTGTGGCGCTACACCGATGCCATTCGCAAAGTGTTCAGCCAGGACAAGCGTCACGAACTCGCGCTGGTACTCCGTTTCACCAGAATGTGGGCGGCTACTGATTACATTGACCGTGGCATCCTGGCGCGTGAATGGGCTGCCGGTAATCACATCAGTAGTGTTCAGCGTACTGATTCCGGAACCAATGCCAACGGCGGTTACGTCACTGACCGTGGACCTGATACATACCATACCCTTGACACTCTCGATTTAGAGATTGCATGTGCCCTTCTGCCTATGAACTTCAACCACTTCGAGATCCCGGGCAGCATTCTTCGTCGCGCTAAAGAAATCGTGACCAAAAAAGAAAAACCGTGGAAATCATGGAGCAGCATTCTGCGCAATCAACCCGGCGTTCTTGGCGTTAACCGCACAGCTATTTTTAACCTGATACGTATCGCGCCGGAAAATATTCATCTAACTCCTGTCGCTCACCTGGAGTTTGTTAACCGGACCATGACTGCTGCGTTTAATGCTGCTGTTGAGTTATTGCCATTGCATGAAGCTGAGCCCGCAACACAGGAAATTCCCCAACCTGAAAGTAAGGAGTCTCCACGCAAACCCTTCTGCACTCACGAAGAGAACCTGCAACGCGTACGTGAAGAAGAAGTACGCCGCCGCGCAGAGGAAGCGACAGCACAACCACATAAAGCCGAACAAGAACTGGTTAAAAATGTCGGCAACGGAATATTCGATGTTACGGCTTTACTGCAGAACTCAGCAACTCATGGCACGAAACAGGCTACGGAAACCACCAGCAATGTGCAGGTTCAAGAAACTGTCAGTGATGAAAAAAATGTTGGTAATGAAATGCAGTCAGGCGAAAGCAGTCTGGAAACTGGTGAAGAGTCACATCCCGGCCAGCAGGCCGATGTAAACCAAAATACGGAATCTGTCGCTCAAAATAGCGATTCTGTAAACCAGACTGAACCAGTTTTGGCACACGTCGAGCCAGAGGCGCAATCTGACGAACAAGCTGTTTTTTACCCCGATTACTTCGAGCCTGGGCGCTATGAAGGTCTGCCGAACGAGGTTTACCACGCTGCCAACGGCATCAGTTCCACCCAGGTAAAAGATGCGCGCGTTTCGCTGATGTACTTCAATGCGCGCCACGTTGAGAAAACCATCGTCAAAGAGCGCTCCTCAGTGCTGGACATGGGAAACCTGGTACATGCGCTGGCGTTGCAGCCAGAACAGCTCGATGAAGAATTTAGCGTTGAACCCGTAATTCCGGAAGGTGCATTTACCACCACGGCAACGATCCGCGCGTTTATTGATGAGTACAACGCCAGCCTGCCAGCGCAACTGAGCGCAGACGATATCAAAGCTTTGCTGGATGAATACAACGCCACCCTGCCAGCGCTGGTGCCGCTGGGCGCTAGCCTGGATGAAACGGCGCAGAACTATATGGCGCTGCCAGCTGAATTCCAACGTATCGATGCAGATCAGAAGAAGACAGCAACAGCAATGAAGGCGTGCATCAAAGAGTACAACGCCACCCTGCCAGCGCAGATTAAAACCAGCGGCAGCCGCGACGCACTACTCGAACAACTTGCGATTATCAATCCTGACCTGGTCGCGCAGGAAGCTCAGAAGCTGCAACCGCTGAAAGTCTCTGGCACGAAGGCCGATCTGATTCAGGCCGTGAAGGCAGTCAAACCAGATGCAGTGTTCGCCGACGAGCTGCTCGATGCTTGGCGCAACAACCCGGAAGGGAAAGTGCTGGTTACCCACCAGCAACTTGCCACCGCGCAGGCAATTCAGTCAGCACTGCTCTCGCACCCGACCGCAGGCATGCTGCTAACCCCCCCGAGCCGCGCCGTTGAGGTGAGCTACTTTGGCTTTGACGAGGAGACGGGACTGGAAGTTCGTGTGCGCCCTGACCTTGAGATCGACCTAGACGGCGTGCGTATCGGTGCTGACCTGAAAACCATCAGCATGTGGAATGTTAAGCAGGAAAGCCTGCGCGCCAGGCTACACCGGGAAATTATTGAACGTGATTATCACCTGAGCGCGGCTATGTACTGCGAAACCGCAGCGCTGGATCAGTTCTTCTGGATTTTCGTCAACAAAGACGAGAACTACCACTGGATCGCCATCATCGAGGCATCCGCTGAACTACTGGAGCTGGGTATGCTCGAGTACCGCAAAGCGATGCGCAATATCGCAACCGGATTCGACACAGGTGAATGGCCAGCGCCAATCACTGCTGACTACACCGACGAACTGAACGACTTCGACCTGCGCCGCCTTGAAGCGCTGCGTACTCATGCATAAGGGGAATGATGATGGAAAACACGAATATCGTAACCGCTGAACAGCAGACTCCAAACACGATCTCAGCCAGCAATGCCATTTTCAACGTGCAGGCTTTAACCCAGCTTCAGTCTGTCGCCGGGTTGATGGCACAGGCAGCCGTAACGGTGCCTGAGCACCTCCGCGGCAATCCGGCAGACTGCATGGCCATCATCATGCAGGCGATGCAGTGGGGTATGAACCCTTACGCCGTGGCGCAAAAGACGCACCTGGTTAACGGTGTCCTGGGATACGAAGCGCAACTGGTTAATGCGGTGATCTCCAGCTCAAACGCCATCGTTGGCCGCTTTCACTATGAGTACGAGGGCGACTGGTCGAAATGTGCCAGCAGCCGCGAGATAACCGTTAAAAAGCCTGCGAAAGGTGGCGGGACGTACGACAAGAAAGAAATGGTACGCGGTTGGGAAAGTGCTGATGAACAAGGACTGTCGGTACGGGTAGGTGCCGTTATTCGCGGTGAAAGTGATATCACCTGGGGAGAGCCTGTTTTCCTCTCCAGCGTAATCACACGTAATTCTCCACTTTGGGTATCAAACCCGAAACAGCAGATCGCTTATCTGGCACTCAAATACTGGGCGCGCCTGTATTGCCCTGCAGTTGTTCTTGGTGTGTACACCCCTGATGAGATTGAACAGCGCACAGAAAAAGAGATCAACCCAACGCCGCAACGCGTTAGCCTGGCTGATATCTCAGGTGACACCGTCACAACCACGCAAAGCGCACAGGAATCGTCGGTAAATGTCGACTCTCTTGCCGATGATTTCCGCGAACGCATCGAATCTGCTCAGGACGTGGATAGCGCCAAATCGCTGCGTGCCGACATTGAAACGGCGAAAGCTACGCTGGGATCCGCACTATTCACCGAGCTGAAAAACAAAGCCGTAAAGCGTTATTACCTAGTGGATGCACGCAACAAGGTTGAGGAGGCTATTAAATCCCTGCCCCAGCCCGACGAGCCGCATGCAGCCGAACGGTTCGCTGAAGCCGAGCGCATGCTTGCATCTTCAAAGCGTCACTTAGGCGATGAACTGCACGATCAATTCAGCATCACCCTGGCGGATATGAAACCGGAATACGTGGCCTGACGAGACCGGGAGGGGTAACCCTCCCTCAAGGAGATTATATGCGACTGATCAATCGAGGAAGTAAGCAATCACCTTTAGCTCGCCAAGCATGCGACATCGCGCTGGCAGCTCACTTGCAAACATATGGCGACTATGGGCGAAGCAAGATGAAAGAGACTTATACGGTGAAGGTTGAAGGCGTGAAAGTCTGGGTGGAGGTGGTGAACCGAAAGGCGAGCTACGTGGCCACAGCGATGACCGGCATGCGCCGTCTCCGCTCCCTGCCCGGGCAGGTTGGTTGAAAAAGATTTTGAATGGCCCGAACGGGCAACTGGAGAGAGCTATGGATGATATTTTGGTAACGTCAGACCTGACCAGTCGCTACAAAATTTCACGCAAAACCCTTTGGTCATGGCAAAGTGCAGACACAATGCCTCGGGGCTTCGTATGCCCGTTCCCACCCCCTGACTGGCCCGGCAACCCTAACCGCTGGCGCTCTGAGTCAATCAAAGAGTGGGAGGATAAAAAGAAGATAAATTAACTGAAGGGCTCTCCGATGATCTCTTCAAGATGGCTCTGCCAAACGCGGAGCCAGTGTTTCTGATCATCGATATAGTCATGAAGGTTGTAATGCGCCATAACCCCCACCATCTGATGCCCGAGCAGCTTTTCAATTACGTGCGGCGGGCAACCTAACTCAGAGAGATTTGTGGCTATCGTCCGCCTCATATCATGAAGCGACCACTCTGCCATACCTGTTCCATTCCAAATAGAACGGGCGTAATTGGATGCCACAGGTGAATGAACGGGCGAATCTTTGATCCCGCCATCAATTTTACGTTGTGAAGTCACCAGGTGATTGGTGTTTATTTTCTTGAGGTGATTTCTGACCAGGTTAACGGCGGCGTCTGAGAGTCCCCTTCTAATATGTACCCGAGTTTTATAACTGCCCGCAGGCACGACCCACTCATTATCATCCAATCGAAACCATGATCTCTCACTAAGTCGAATCTCAGCCGTACGGCATCCGGTAAGCATAATAAATTTCACCAGGAAAACGGACTCTATCGACATATGGCTTTTCAACCACTGATAGATTTTGCGCAGATCGTCATCGTCCATCCTGCGAGTTCTCTTTTTAGGCTTTTGCCCGACATCAGATGGCAGTAATCCCTCGAGTGGGTTTGAGGCGATCACACTTCTGTTAACGCAGAACCTAAACGCCCGTTTGCACAGCGAAAGCATGTAATGAGCCATCACCCTGCTTTCTATAGAATCGAAGACGTTGATCCAGTGCATTTTCGCTGTGTTATCGACTTTGACATTCTTCATCGGTTCGGCGATATGTTTCTCAAACACCTGGCGATAGTAATCGACTTTAACTAGCCCGTTAGCGATACAGTGCCTTTCAATCCAGTAATTGAACGCTTCGGCAACGGACATCGCTTCCTGTCGGGTCTGCTTATCCAGCTTCACCTGCTCTCGCGGATCCAGTCCCTCAGTTAACCAGTTTCTGAATTGTTGGCGACGCTCTCTTGCCTGGGTGATACTCATTGCAGGATAATCACCAACATTGAGTTTTACCGCTTTACCGGCCCAGCGATACCGATAGAAAAATGATATTTTTCCGGCCTGGCTGATTCTGGCGTTGAGCCCGTGCGAATCAGAAATAATCTCGATATCATCTCTTTTCTTGCCGAGCGCCTTCCTGAGCTTTGTGTCGGTGATCAT